CAAGCCTCCAGAACTGATGATCCGTATGGGAGAAATGCATCATTTCCCAAAACTCTCATGTGACAAACTTGCCAGTTTTCAAGAACCTGGTTGCCCTGTGTTACCCATCTAAACCTAACAGCCATGGGATCCTGGGGATCATAGCCCTCTTCTCTTTCAACCTCGTTAACTGGCATGGGATATGTGTTAATAACTCCCGAATCAGGCGCAACATCAACAAAAAGAAAAAAGTCACCATATTTACAAAGATTTCTTGTCCATGCAGTCAAATTAAACTCTACGTTTATTGTGTCAAAGAAAAGCTCATCAAGAAGCTTTTGTATTGTGGGATTTTCAGAGTAAACATGTAAAACGCTTCCTTTTTCATCAGCTGCAACTGTTTCTTCAGAATAGATGTCAAGTGCAGAGCTTATCTCAGGTGTGTATTCCATTTCACTGAAATCGCTGTATCTTGCCATCCTGTCATATGTTCCATATGCACTCATCGCAGTGCTATACACATGACTTTGTGACTTTCTAAATAATTCGAATGCAGAAGATGTTCTAGATGAGGATTCAAAATCTCTCACCTTGCGCTTTACAACAGGCCCGCTTCTAAATAGTTGCGTTAACCGTCTAAATAAACCTTTTTGATTATCTGCCACTTAGAATCTCACTTTAAAACCCAGTCATGCTCACTCATGATTTTTTGCTTAGTGGTCAATCCCCTTGTTAAAGAATTTTTTTTAACACTGTCAGGGTGCTCTCTTGGGTCTCTTGATGTTGAGCTATAAGGTCTTCCGTCTGTTATTGCCCCAGGCATGTCATCATATGAGTTTCTAGTAAGCTTCATTGCTTTAAGCATTGCAGCATTAAGTGTTTTTGAATTCGCGCTGTACTCTGAAGAAGAGTCATACAGCCAGGCAGCTATTGCGAAACTTATTACTAAATCATCATTATACCCCTTCATAGCCTGTGCCTTATTTCCTGTCCACGTAAATGTCTTTAGCTCCTCATAAAACCTTGTAGAGTATACAGCTATTTGTTTATTTCTTAAAACTTCTTCCAGTTTTGCAAGTATTAGATTTCTAGTCTTTCCGCTAGTAGTAAAACCTGCTAGATCAGTATCATTAGGTGGAATATATCCTCCTAGGAAAATTGACTTCCTCTTCTTGTGATATAAGTTTGGATACTGTAGCTCCTTTAGTTTTAATATTGTTGCATAGCCATAGCTATTATTCTCAGGGCATAAAAGCGCCTTGTTGTATTTCATTCCATATTCGTGTAGCATCTCTGCAAATCTATCCGGTGGAATTTTTCCCTTATACTCTGCGACACACTCTCCCTCATTCACGTCAATTATATGAAATGTTGAAAAATCCTTTGAATCTCCCCTGGCAATGTCTGCAGTTATTATATAGTTGTGCTCAGATAGCGGATACTTCCATATCCACACATTCATATCATGTCCTGCCCTCTCTTTTGGAGGAATAGCAATGTGTCTAATCCACTCAATATCTCTTGCAGAGAGAAAAGTTTCTCCAGACGACGCAAAATCACAGAGATACTCCTGTGAGATCTGTCTGTCTGATAAATTTTTAGTAGTTTTTTCAAACCACTCGTGATCTCTCTCGGGATGAGCATCCCATTGTATTTTTATCGCATTAAATTCATTTAATCCGGCATCTGCATCGGTGTAAAGCTTATAATATTGCCCACCTACACCGTTTGGAGTAGACAAGATTATTACCCGGCCGCCTGTTGAAATTGTAGGGTAAAGACCCATCCACAATTCATCAAAATTTCTAACAAATGCTGCTTCGTCAATTATTAAAAGTGAAAGTGCCTCAGATCTTCCAGCATCCTCTGAGGTTGGTATGGCCTTTATTGTTGATCCGTGATTAAATTCTATTAGCTGCTTATTATTTGTGACTATTTCTGGAAGAACTAACCACTTTGGAAGACTCCTTATCATTGTCTTTACTTTTGTGATAAAGTTTTGCGCGATGCTTAGTTTGGTTGCAATAATGAGAACATTCTTATCTCTTTGAAATAGTGTCAGCCACACAGCGTAAGCTGCGACAAGAGTAGACATTCCAAGCTGTCTAGACTTTAAGATGATATTGAATCTCTCTTCTAAAAATGATTCTACACACTCGTCTTGAAACGGATATGTATCAAATTTTATTAAGCCCCTAACAGGATGCTGTATCTTTAGATGGGAGTTAAAAAAATAAACCGGATCCTTTCCGCACTTAATGATCTCAGATATTTGTCTTTGTTTATTTATCTTTGCCATTATTCCACTTGAAAGCTCGTAAATCTTCTATAATAGGCCATTTTTCTAGGCGTGTATGGAGATGAAGTTATCATTTCAACACTATCTCTAGTATTAAGTTCCTTTGACTTAAGGGTCCTGCCAGAATCTAACTTAAACCTCTTTTTGAGTTCTTTTATATACTCATTCATTAGTTTAAGCGATTCATCTTCAAATATCTTAACCTGGTCTCTAAGATTTCTCTCTGACGCTAGGTGAACAACAGTCGTGTAGGCACAAGTTAAAGTGTCACCAGATAGACTGGTTCTAATTGACGACGTTGGTGTTCTAAAATCACCCATTGTGCTGGCACCCCAGGTGTCGTTTAAAATTTGCCCTAAGACATTAGTTTCATTTGAATTAAGCATGATACTGACTCCTTTTATTAAATATGGCGATTATTCTAAAATAAAACAAGGTGATTGAAGTCTCAAATAATTTTTAAACTCTTCTATCTCACCACTAGATGGCCGCCAGCCCTTTTTCCACTCCGTTTTTCTTGATTCTGCAAATTTGAGTGAGCAATTTTTGCAGCAACTATAAGTATGGTAATACTCAAGATCAAATGCAGAACTCATTATAAATTCGCATATCGGGCAAAATAATGGCATTGTGATATTTGACTCAGCATCTTCAATGATGTGAATAGTCATATTATCAATAGCTATTAATTTTTGAATCTTTTCCATTCTTTATTATCTCTAGAGAATTATCAACTGAATCCTTTATAGCATCTACGTGAGAAATTACAAATATATTTCTGAACCATTTTTTTAATGACATTAGAAGCCTATTGCATGCTTCAATGTTAGTTTCATCTAGCGCGCCAAAACCCTCGTCTATAATAAGAGTATTTGTTTTTGTGAGAGATGAAACATTTATTAGCGCAACCCTTATTGCAAGAGAGGACATCATTTTTTCCATGCCAGATGCTAATTCGATAACTCTCTTACTATCTCCGTAATTTATAAACACATCCATTGCATTAGATTCTGGGTCGGCCTCTAATTCAACTGTAAATCCAACAACACCCTGAAGAATTTTAGATATCTCAGTATTTATTAGAGGTAGCTGTGACATCATTATTTGAAGAGGGATTCCCTTTTTAGATACTGCCTGCATAAAGATATCATAGGCCTTCAATTTCTTTTTAAAGTTTTTAAATTGACTCTTGTCTGTTTCATATCTTGAAACTGAAACTCTATTTTCTGCAAGACTTTCAAGATGTGAAATTCTCTTTTGGTCAAGGTTTTCAATTTTAACTCTCAAAGATGATATATTGAAGCTTATTGTTGTTGAAGCGCTCTCCTCTCCAATCGCGAGTCTTGATGACATTTCGCTTAATTTCTGATTAGCTGCCCTTAGATCTTGATCATACCGATCCATTTCATTAATAGTATTATTTAAAGAAATTTTTATTTCTGAAATGTCAATCAATATCTCCGACTGCTTTCTAGCGAGAGATTCATATTTATCAATTTTCTCTCTAACGGATTCATCTCGTATCGTGATGAACGATTCTCGTGCATCTTCTAGTGAGCCTAGGGATTTCTCAACTAATTCTCTCTGACTATTAATAAGACCCTTATCATTATGAGAATCCTTTATAAATTTGCATAGGGGGTATGTATCACCACAGGGAACTTCATTTAATTTTTTAACAGATCTCTCTTGTCTGCTTAGCTCATTTTTATAACTTTCATATTGGTATTGTAAGTCTATGAGCGCTCTCTCAAGATTAGCCTGAATTTTTTCCTTTTCTCTAAGCGAAGAGATTGAAAAATCAGACTTAACTCGATTAATTTTACTGAATTTATCATTTTTAATTCTGATATCTTTTTCTAGATTATCTCTTTTAGCTGTCTGTTTATCAAGGCGTTCTTTTATTTTGACGATATTTTTCTCCTGAATATCGTATTCTTCTTTAGTTACGATATCTGGATTATCAGATGTTGCAAGATCAACATTTAGTTTTGATAAAGTCTTTCTACATTCTCGTATACTATCATCTATATCTGTAATCTCTTTTTCTTTCTCAGATATATTAAAATTTAGACTATCTATAGCCTCATCCCAGTCAATATCGGGATATAGCCTAATTTTATTTCTAATATCAGATGATTCAGACTTTGCTATATCATGCATCTTTTCAAACACTCCTAAATCCAAAAATTTGGTTAGAATCATTTTTCTAGATGTCGCGCCTTCCTTTATAAATGTATTCATTGCTCCTTGCGAGGCTAGTGATGTCATTAAAAAATCATCAGAAGTTCCTATCATCTTTCTAAGAACCTTTTCTGTTTCTCGTCTTTGTTCCTCGGTTAGGTCTTCTACAATATTTCCCGATGAGTCAAGCTTGTAGAGATTTAATGATGTCGACGCATATTCCGCTCCCTTTCTAGTCTGATGCTTAGTTGTTGAACGCTTGATTCTAAATGGTGTTCCGCTTATTGATAAATCAACTACTCCTACACAGCTATTTTTTCTGCTATTTACGATATGAATATTTTTAATAGACCCCCTGTCTGTCGTATTAAAAAGCGAATACATTAATGAACCAATGATTGATGACTTTCCCTTTGTATTTGTTCCAAAAATTCCAGTTATTCCAGGTAAGTTTTCAAAATTTATGGTATTTCTTTTTCCATATGAGAACATATTATCAAACTTTAGAGAATTTATTTGCCATCTAACGTTTCTCAAAACCTCCTGATCATCTGTTATCTGAGACATGTAAAAATCTATTAGCGCGTCTAATTCCTTGAAATTTTCTTCTGACACATCTCTGTCCCTATAGTATTCTCTTATTAGCTTTTTATGAGTGGACGAGTCTCTTAGGTTTTCTTTGCTGAGTGATCCCAGCCCAGTATTAATTTTAGATGCATCAAATGTGGCATCTGCTTTAAATACGACCTCTGACGCTAACTTAAACGTCTTTAGCTCGTCATGAATATGTCTGCTGTCAGCGTGAGTTAAAACATTTTTAGATTTAATTCTAAATCTTGAACCATTTGGATATTTTGAAGCATAGGAGACAGTTTCACTAACTGATCCCCTCCAGTCTATCGTTATAAATGGACTTGAATGAGGAATTTCAAAAAACTCGACATCAAAATCATCCCTATCCCTTATGTCCCAAAATAGAAACCCCTTACCTATGTCCTCTCCATAGTTTTGTTGAATTGTTGATCCGGGATACGCAACTGTCTTTTCAACGTTAAGAAATTGTTTCTTATGAATATCTCCAAGCATGCCGAAGTCAAAAGAGTCAAATAAGTCAATTGTAACATCTCCCTCAATATCCCAATCGATATCAGTCTTTGATCCCCACACAGCTCCATGAAAAAGAGCTATGTTTATCTTATCGTCCTGGGGGGATGCACTTTTCCATCCCTCCTCATCGAAGCATGAAAGAACACACCAGTTAAAATTATCGTGACCATCAATAGGATAGACGCCAGACTGCTTATAGAGAAAAATATTAGATTTATTGAGTGCATCTAGAACCGGAGTTATTGCATCTTGTCTATCTTTATTAAGCACCAGGCCGTCGTGGTTGCCCAGAATCACATGGGTGGGTGCAATATCAGATAACCCATTAAACCACCAACAGAGACTGTCTATCAGCTCAGGGGATATACCCTGCGTCTTATTGTGAACAATATCTCCTCCGACATAGATAATATCTGGATTTAAAGATCTTGCCTTCTCAAAAAATTTAGAAAATGACTCTCTATACTCATCGTGGCGAGACAGACCCCGCCAGTGTATGTCAGCTATATGAATAACTTTCATTAATAATGCTCATTCACCCTACACAAAATTATTACACAAATCTATCAACTGTACAAAATTACTGTCGGTATAAATAAGTATCAAAATTTAAAGTAATGATCCCGTTCCAATTGACGAAATTTTTTCCAGCATAGATAATTTT